TCATCTTCTGCCTGAAGGAATCGACCAGCACCCCGAACAAACTTACCTGCCATCCCACCAATGGTTCTACTTGCACCAGATTGATTGAAGTCAAACTTAGATGCAGTATCTAAAATACCATCCTCATTCTTAAACGAGCGAACAGCATCTGCTAACGAGCTACCTTTTCCATATCTGGAAACTGAAGCTAGATACCTAAGGCTGTCGAATAGCTCTGATGTCATATAGACATACTGCCTGAAGCCTTCTTCCATCTGTTGGGGGTTACCTGTAATAGCACCACCAACCATCCGCTGCGCTGGGCGTAAGAACATATTGATAGAGTTGGAACCAAGGTTCATCAGGTGTGTTCTAGGGCCTGAGAGAATAGAGTTTAACCACACTTCGTTGACAATACCCATCCATTTACGAGCACCTGCCTGACGAATAATCTCTGCAGTTCCTCTATTGTTACCCTTAGTAGCTTTAAGTCTTAGAGCAAGTTCCTGAACTTTCTTGGAACCACCGAATGCCTCTAGTCTATCAAGGGTGATATCATCAACCGCATCTGCAGTTCTAATTCTACCCGCTGATGTAGCTCTAGCACCTGCAGTCTGAACACCCTTCACACTTGCTTGAAGGTCCATGTGTAGGTCTGACAGATCCAACAGCTTACGCTCAAGGATTGTGTCTACGTTTCCACTAGCTTTAAGGTTTGATATCTGTTCAGCTACATTAGCAATCTCTCTAGTTACAGATTGCAGAACCATTTTACCCTTAACAACTTCAACAGCCATATTCCTAGAATTAAGTTCTAGTTTCTGCAGGTTGTTTCTCACCGCTATCGGGTCATCTACAAATTCAGAAAGACCCTCAAAAGCTTTAGTCTCTACTTCCTTCAAGGTCTGTGGTTTATCCAAGCCCATACGTTTCTTAACGCCTGACTTTTCTAATACGTTGTCCATCTCATCCATGAGCTTAACAGCGTCCATAGGACCATCCATCTTACTCCAGTTGAAAGCATCAGATGAAATGTCATCTAACGTGGCTGGAGTTAGTGGAGTTTTAGCTGCCCTAGCTGCTACTGCAGCATCAGAGAATTTCTTAGCCTGTATTATCTGAGAAGGTCTCTTGGGTAGCTTAGGCTGAGTAGTGCCTACAGAGTCCACAGAGGCCACTACAGGAGCGGAAGGTATCTCTGGGGATGTAGGGGAGTCTGCAGTAGCTTTAGGCGCTGTAGGAGCCTTGCTGGGAGCTTTGAACGCATCGTCTGGATTTATATCTGGTGGGTTGTTCTGCTTGCTAAATTGAGCAGCTTCTTCTTCCAGTGAAAGTTTAGGTTTAGGCTGAAAGACTTCCTCTGCACTTATCTCAGGTTTGTTATTGGCCTTCTGAAATGCTGCGGCTTCTTGTTCTAATTTAGTTAGTTCTTTTGCTTCCGCTTCGATCCCCTGCGCTTCGTCGAGGGTTTCTTTGGATATTTCGCCATTAGTATTTAACTCCTGTTGAGCCTTGGTTTTAACCTTAGCAAACCGGATCAGTATAGCTGCAGCATCGAATGGCATACCTATCAGAGTGCCAGTTCCAGCATTCTTCAGTCTGTTCATCCAATCGTTTTCATCGTCGTTAGCTAAGATTTCTGTAGTTATCTCATGGCTAATCCCGAATTGCTCATCAAGCATTCTAACTAGGTTTGCTGTGTCAGGGTCAAATGCTACTGCATCAGCAATAGCACCAGTTGCCATACCACCACCAATAGACTTGAATGGCTTCAGTCCAGTAAGCTTACCAGCACCAACCATACCAGCGAGAAACTGTGTAATACCTTCAGTGAAACCACCAACCATTGTAGATCGTTCATTAGGGATAAGACCCATTGATACGTTCTCTGGTGTTATGACTTCTGCAATTTCCTGTAGGTTTGCGGGTCTATTACCCTCTTCAAAGTTCTCTGCTAAATACTTGGCGTAGGTCTCTTTGTTACCAATCATCGGTAGAAGGTCTAACCCACCAACACCATCCCGATCAACACGGTGTATAATGGTTTCATCGCCAACTAAGTCGGACGCACCTTCCATTAAATCACCAACGAACTGTGTGGTTTCTCTTACAGCGTTTGTTATACCTGCAGGGATAGACTTTAGTACGTCTTTAAACATACCGTCTTCATCGGATTCCGGTTTTACATCTGGTGTTGTTACGGGGGGCTGGTATGTACCTTTAAGAACAGCTAACGCGCTGCCCTCACCATACCTACTATCAAAATCTGAAACCAGATCCCTATTTTTTAGAAGCCATGCTCTGGCTTTTTCTGTGTCTTTAATCACATCTACCATGATAGCTTCCTATTAAAAATCTTGTTGGTTTATATCGCGTGAAGGGTCTAAGGATTCTTCTAATCCCCTATCAAACTCCTCACCCCCAGCTAAAGCTGCATCTATTGCTCGTTTAGCTAATTGTTCCGGAGTAAATCTGTCTGTTTCAATTTTATTAAGATAATCCTGTAGTGACTTCTGGATTGCAGGTTCCACAAACACTTGAGCTAATTCGGTTTTAATAATAGTAGACTGCTTTCTAGCTTCCCCAGCATTAGGCAATCTACCTTCTTTATCTTTAAAATCGTATTTCCAATCCATGTACACTTGAGAATACTCATCATAAATCTTCTCTTTTAAAGGTGCTATAATTGACGCTGTAGCCTCATCTGACATTTGTGCATTGAAACTTAAAAGGCTCTCAGTAATCTTGGATGTTGCAGTATTTATTAAAAGATCTAAGTTTATTTTTGCTGGGTGCCTTGGAGTATCCATATCTTCAGCAATAAAACCAGCTTTCAATCTTCTATTTACCCTATCAACCAGACTACTGGCTTCATTGACTGTCAAATCGCCATTCTGCATAGCCTTTACTCCAGCTAATAAAGCCTCTTCATAAGATTTTGATCTTATAATTTCATTGAATGCTTGTGCTGATGCTAATTCATCTCTCTTAGTTTCAGAGTCTGCATATTTTTCCATAGTGTCGAAAAAGTTAATTGCAATTCTTGCCTGATTAGCAGCCTCTTGGTCACCGTTTAAACCTAACGCTCCAAGCTGAAGAAGAGATTTATCAAGTACGTCTTGGGCGTTCTGTCGCTCTTCTTCAGTTCCTGCATTCCTAACATCAATAGCAGCGGCCAGTGCTCCAGTGACATATACACCACGTTTCTTTTTAAGATCCGCAGCTTCCTGTTTAAGTTCTAAAGCTGATTTAGCCGCCTTAGCTGATTGAATAGTATTCTCCGCACTCAGCATGGCCTTACGAACATCAACCCTATCACCAAGAAAACCAGTTCCAGCCTTGATAGTATCTAAGACTTTAAGTCGATCTAAATCATTGTTTTCAAGTGCTGTAATTATAACAGCATCTACGATAGCTTTATTGACCTTCTGGCGGTCCATCCCATTAGCTTCAGCACCATCTAGTTTACTTTGTATCCATGTGCTTAAAGCTGTCTTCTTGTCTTCAGAAGTTGGTGTGCCATCATATAAACTATTAGTATATACACCGATCTCTTCTTGTAGCTGGATGTAATTCTGTTCCCGCTGCCAACTGATATTCTTAGTTTTCCAAGAAGATATGAAAGCTGCATTAGCCTTCTGTGTGGTTGGCGTAAGGAACTCAGCCAGTTCTGTAGGAGCAAAGGCTGACAGATCGTTAGCTTCCACAAACTTGTCGTAGAAATTCTGAGAGAACTTTGCAGCCGCTGCAGGGTTACCATTCTTGTAAAGCTGTTGAGCTTCCAGAGCTACGTTTAGATCTGTAGCATACTTGTTTGCCAGTACGTTTAGCTGGGATACACGATAACCTTTTCTCAGGTAGGGGCTTTCACCTTCATCGATGATACCTTCTCGTACTGCATCCCCGATAGACAGACGGGTCTTGTTATATAATTCTTGTCCTTCAGCGAACTCACGTTCAGCCGCTCGCTTCTCTACGTTACCGAAAGCTCTGTCAGCTTTCTGGCTTAACCGTGAGAGGTTCTCAGCTAGTGATGCGAAGGTGCTATTCTTAACGACACCCCGTTGGTATATATCCACTGGTTGAGCCGTAGGGCTTACAGTTGGTATTTGGTTCTCGAAGGGGTTACCGACTACTGCTCTAGCCATATCACGCCTCCAAGCTTGCTAGTCTGTTTGACTCATCCATATAATTAAGTCCGAAACCTGCTATGGGTTCCACGACATTGAATAAGGTTTCAGCGAACCCTACGGGCTGCATTGAATTAACTCTGTTTGTTGCTTCTGTCTGATATGCCAGCTTGTTCATTTCGTTCTGAGCTTGCATACCTTCTAGGCGCTGAGAAATCCTATCTGCTAGGACACCCTCAGACCGCTCGAAGTCATTAATTAATCTAGCTACGTCCACGCCTTGAACACCAGCACCAGCCGCCGCTGCGCTTGCAGTACCCTGTGCCTTCATAGCTTTGAGGTCAGCGTCTTGCTTCTGTTGAGATGCTTGTTTTTGTTCTTGTAGGATCTGTAGGTTTGATTGTTTTGATTTTAGGAAATAGGCATCCTTAGCTGATTGGGCGTTTTGAGCTACTGCAGCGTTCTGCTTATTAGAGGCATCTATAGCACCTAATACTCCAGTTGCTGCACTAATACCTTGAATTGCTAGTGCTGCCTGAGAGGCTGCAGCCGCTGACCCTACTGCACCTACAGTAGCGCCTGTCATACCTGCGCCAGCCGTAGCCAATGCCATTGTTACTGGTTCACACATTTTTGCTTATCCTTAGAAATTCGTAGAAGGGCCTCTGTTCAGCCCCATACTTTTCGTGCTTTTGAATGAACGTGAAGCCCATCCATTTCAGCCACTTTATGTGTAGGTGATTTCGAGCATCGACGCAGTTAAACAGCGCCAAGTACCCATCTGATAGGTACTCCAGTGCTGCCTTACTTTTACGCAGAAAGGTCATCTGATGTTGATAGATGTCATCTGTTGCTGTCATCCAGACAACCCCTGCGTCCATTGTTGGTGAAGGTACGACACCGCATACACCCACCCTCAGACCTGTTGAGGTTCTAAGGGTCAGGGTGATGTCTCCAGCTAACAGACCAGTGTAGAGAGCATCCCGCACAGGCTTACCTGTTGCAGCGGAACACTCATCTATATCTGCTTGTCTTAGTCTAGGGGAAAGGTAATCGATATCTTCAACCGTTGTAGGTGTTAGATATTTATCCATTTACTCTTCTTGATCTGATGTGCATTGAACCTTCCCACTCAGCCGATAGGAACTGGCAGGGCAGGTGGCTATCACTTTCGATGATTACACTCAGCCTGTCTGCCTTTGACATAATAGGAAACCTAAAGTCACCTGAGGCTAGTGTGGTTGTACCAAGTACACCTGCACCGCCGCCGACTACACGACCTGTGTAATCAAACGAACCGCCAAGCCCGTAGGATTGTAAGGGTCTGTGTCGAGGTAGTACCTTAGCAGTGAAATCACCGGAGTCTTGATATCTCAACAGCCAGTGCTTGATCTGTAACCGTCCACCTGTAATAGCTACGCGCCCACCTTTGGCTGTAGGTTCTTTCATCGTTGGCTCAGAGAACTCATAGGTCATTGTATACTTCTCACCTATAAAGAATTCTGTAGCTGATTTATCACCTATTACTGTCAGTACATTCGATGAGCCTGTGTTAGTTATGATGTTACCCTGATTAGCTCCACGAGTTACTATAACTGGTGTGGTTAAGGTTACAGGCAAAGTAATAGCAGTTGTGTCTGCCGTTGAATCATAAACACGAGTGCAATCAGTTTCACTTAACCTGAAGTCTAATCTGGTCACATAATCTTGATTAGTGTCAAACCTACCTGAGTCAAAGTTCATGGTATATAAGATAGTCTTATTATCCTTATTACCTACTACATATAAAGCACTACCAATGAACTCAGCGTTAAGTATCTGCAGTCCATTAAAACTATACTTAAACCAAGCTGACTGCATCTTCTCTCGACCAGAGAAGTGCCATTTGTAAACATACATCGCACTGGTCTCTGTAGATGTTAGACAAACCAGAGCATTCTCTGATGTACTCGCAGCCATCTCAAAGACATTATCAGGAACGTATTTAGATACATGGCTTGTTATGTCCTGTGCATCTGATCGATCTGTATCATCAATAACGTAATATTCTCTGATCGACGTAAAGCCTCCACGGTCTGCAGGGAAATACACAACACTACCAGCGGCTGCAGGTTTAGCTGTTGTACTTGCCTCATACTCTGTGGTCTGGCTAATTGAAGTATTCTTAGGAGTAAGAAAATCCCCACCCTTGAATATGAATTGTGTCTGGTCAGAGAAGAGTAAAAGCTTCCGGTCAAAAGGTACGGCATGTCTTAGTACAGAAACCTTTGTGTGACTCGCAGCTATGTCAATCGGATCGTCATCTAACAAAGCTCTCGCAGTCTTACCAAAGAAATCAAAATACTGAGAAGTACGAGATAGAATTACATTCTCACCTGATAGAAGACCTAGACGGTTCTGAAAGAAAAATACATCAGAAATCTTTTGACCAACGAAGGTTGGCTCTGGAATCGATGTCTCATCCCCTGCAGCCCTATCACCCCAATTAGCTTCCTCTAGTGTGAATGAACCATCAGCCTGTCTGATTAGCAGGTGAGGCATTGTAGAAGCGTTAAGTTCGTAGGTTATGTTAGGCTTTACTGTCTCAATGTAAGTACCACTAGAAACCTTGTTGGCGTCATCAGCAACAAACTTAACATAGTAATCATCAAAGTTATTTGTCTGGTCACCTTGAACATGAGCAATAAACCCATGAGGCGCTTGTTGTGGTAATTCGTCAAACCTTTGAACTGTGCCTGATGTAGCGGATAACCCTGTGTCACCCAAGCTATCATAGGTTGCCATATCAAATAAGGCATTCCCAGTTTTGGTTATAACAACCGTACTACCATCAGCATACGAAGTGAAACCTGAGACACCATTGATAGCTGCAGCTAAACGAGTAGCAATGCTAGTTGTTCTAGTTTCTGTCTGATCTGTTGAGCTTGTAGTGATATTGGCCGCTAAAGCATTATCGAGATACACTGAGTATCTTTGGTTGTAGTCACCTTGCTTAACAGCAATCAAACCCGTGAAGGGAAACAGAGGGGTTGTTGCAGTGTTCATAGCAACTGTTTTAGTTGAGTTCACTATGAAGGTGTAATCAGCAACTGTAACAGCCCTGAAGTCTGCAGTAGGATTACTTGAGTCAAGATAAGTAGTGCCATCAGGATATGTAACTGTCTTAGCGTTACCTGCTAGATCCGATATACTTATCTGGTTCGATGCATTGATGAACATGAAATACCGCTCTGTGGCATCTCTGTTAATCAAGTGAATGAAAGACCCTGCAGTAGTTGTATTACTCAAGATCGATGTATGTTCTAAAGGTGGTCTCTTCTGCAGACCTTCTACCAATGAGGGGAATGCATTCTCTTGTAGTTCTGCCTGACTAGATAGACGTAGAGATGGAGACTGTTGTGAAACACCTTGAACTAAATTTGGTATAGCAGAACTGATGAGAGACATTACATTAGTATCCTCTGATTAAACCCACGGTTAAGAACACGAGCTACTGAATAATTATCCATCATGTTGTAATCGGCTGTATCACCCTCGTATGCCTTCAGGTCCATCAGGGCCTTCTCTTCATCACGGGATGTCATTTGATTTATGGTTGATGAGTTAATCATCCGATCTGCGTATATACGGGCTGCACGGGCAGTTATGTACTTCTTGGCTATCTCTGGGAGAACTAAGAAATCTTGAAAATATACAATGTCAGCAAGTATCTTCGAGTTAAACGTGTAAGTACGATCTAACAGGTTGAACAGCTTACCCTCTCGTATGACAATATCATAATCCCTACTATCAATCCTCGCTATATTAGCTGGAAGGGGTATTTGATTACTAATGTCTGGAGTTAAGGGAACACTATATTCTGTATTGAAGTGCCAGCCCATAGACTGAACTTCTCTACTCGATTCATTAATTACTTGATTTGCTATTGTTACATCGGTGACTTGGTTACCAGTAAGCGTATTAACAGGAGCTTCACCAATAGTAGTTAGAAGAATGTTGACCGCTTCTAATTCGGTCATTGCGCTTGGTATTGCCATAGTTACCTCGAAAAGAAAAAAATGGGCCAGCCCAAATAGGACTGACCCAAAGAAGAATTAAGCAGACTTAATTTCTACTGCACATTCTGGACGCAATACGCCGTGGCCCATCGCATACTTAGCAGCCATCAGTGTACCTTGGTACATGACTTCAAAGTCACCTGAAGTGCGCTCGACTGCGAGGTCCATGAGCTTCACAGTACCTACAGCTTGCTTCTGCATAACCAGTGCTACTGTGTTCGAGAAGTCACCTGAGTAGGTGTTGTTCTCGCCAGACACGGCTGAAATGTTGCTTGAAGGCAGGTTGTTAGTCTTAACAATCTGAATACCTGCAACGCGCAGAACAGTACCATCGGCGTATACACCAGCACCACCAAAGTCACGGTTAATGACATCAGTAGTCTGTACCAAGTTGTAGTATTGTGCAGGGGCTACGAGAGCCACACGCTCATTTTCAGGAACGTCTTTCTCATCCAATACTTTAGCAGCTTCAAAGATAGAAGCAGCCAATGATGCACCGTTAGTTGCAGCGTCTGCATCAGTCAAAGCAGAACCACCGTTCTGACCTGTGATAGTTGCGGCTGAACGAGCGGCTAATACACCTACACGCATTGTACGAGTGTCAAATTCCTTCGCCAAAGCCATACCCAAGAGGCGGCTATACTCAGCGCGTACATCATAGTGATTCTTAGCTTGATCGATATCCGCGATAAATGTGTCAGCAATAAGTACGTCATCGATGTTGATTACGATTTCGTTGTGCTTGATTGCTTGAGTACCCAGCAATGGAGTACCTACAGTGTGGTAAGCTGCGTTAGCTTTACCTGTCACTGGGAAAGATGCTGATTTACCAGACGCGATTGTGCGTGAGGTATGAAGATCTTTCATTACGTTAGTTTCATCGAAAGCAGTCAGGACTTCACCTGCGAATACTTTCAGGAATAGAGCGTTAGCTGTTGCATAGTTACTTGCCGCTGCTCCATTTACCACGCCTAAGCGTGATGCTGTTGCGTTTGCCATTATAAACAAATCCTTGGAATAAATTAAAAGGGAAATAACTTTCACTCTTACTTACAAAGATTGTCGGACGCATCCGGTCTGAGTGTTCATCGGTCTAGTTCGACTGCCTAACGAGGCATGTCAGTTTCCTCTCAAGCTAATTCCGCTGCAAAATAAATCATAGCTGCAGTTCCAGCTAAGAATATTAAGACACCAAAGGTGAGGCTAATACCCCAGACCAGTTGGTCTCTAGCTTTTGCTTTTCGTTCTAACTCTTCTTTATGTCGGACACGGGCTGCAGTGAGTTCCTTCTGAAAGGAATCCCAAAACCCTGAAGGTCCATATAGTCTACAGACAGACCTGAGTTCATCCATAGCTTCTTTATGCTTGGCCTTTGCTTGAGCAATAGCCATAGCTTCTTCTGCAGGTGCTCCTAGTTTACTGATAAAAGATCTATGCTTACCAGCATCAGCCAACTGAATCTCTGAATCTAGTTTAGCCAATCTACCTGCTAGGGGCATGATTGATGTTAAATCTTTTCCAGCTTGTACTGAAGAACTGATGGCACCAGCCACCTGCGACACGGCTCCCGCCAGCATCAACACATCGATCATTACTTACCCCTAATTAAATTATTTTTTACGGGCAGTCTTTGCCGCACGTTTAAAATTCTTTGCTGTAGGTGCCCCCTTAGAGCCAGCCTTACGCATCTTTTCACTGCTACCGTTTGCTATACGCTTACGCTTGGCATGAATGTTTTTATAAAGAGACATAGGTTCTCCTGAAATTGATGGGGGCAGTACCCCCACCAGAGCTTCATTTAAAATACTGAGGACCGACCTAGCTTATCTTCAACGTCCTTAGTGTACGCTGAGTCCTTGCCGTATCGGGCATCCTTCATGGCAGCTACTACTTCTGCAGTGCTGCGGAATTCATCTTTAGCTGGTGATGCAGACTTTCCAGATAGCAGGGTAGGTTCAACACCACCTGCAGCTTCTCGTTTTGACATAAGCCACTCCACTGCCATCTTTGCGTTGTCAGTGCCTGTGCTAACCATGTTGTTATAGAGTTCTAATTCATTAGTCTCCATGTTGTCCTTGGCCCAGCCCGTGAGTTCTTTATAACCCTCAGAGCCACCTGCGACTGACATAACTGCATCTGTGTCTGCAGTCTGTGTGGATTGCATACCCTTGATATACGTTTCCACCATTTCACGAGGGTATCCCATACCTTCCAGTTCTGTAAAACTTTCATCAGTTAGGGAACCTTCGCTGGCAAACTGATTAGCAAACTTGTCGAAGTTAGGCCCCTCACTTTTAGGTGCTTCAGCCTCTTCGACTGCCTCTGGTTCCTGTGGTTCTTCACTAGGACCGGACAGTTTCTTTTCAAGCTCGCCATAGGATTTTGCCATATCCTCTACTGTAGCGAATTTCTCTGGCAACCATTCAGGTCGAGCAGACGAGTTATCCTGTTCTGCAACGGGTGCATCAGGGCCAGTCTCTGCTTCTGTTATGGTAATACTTTCAGCCATCGTTAAAAATCTTCCCTCTTTATCGGATTACTCTTAACTACCGCTGGTGCTGCCAAGGGTTTCTTAGGTGCCTCAGGCTTCTGAGGCTCCTTGCTGTCTTTGGCTTTCAACATATGAATTTCCTAATTGCTTAACGCCCTCTTGGACTGCAGAGGGTCCAGCTTGCATAGCCATTTGCTGCATCTGTGCCTGTTGCATCTCTTGAGCGATTTGTTCTTCTGATTTGATTAGACCTTCAGTGTCGATGCCTAAGGCAGTCGCTCTACGTTTGATATAATCTTGAAGGTTGACGTACTGTGCCAGAACCTCTGGTCCTAATGCTTGTGTCATGCCTTGGATAAACAGATCTAACTTGCGTAGGTCATGTCCACGACCAAGTGCTTCCATACCTGTAACGATGGTAGGCTTAACAACGTCCTCAGGAAGCTTAGGTAGCTTATTGGCACGGGTTAATACTTCCATCTTACGGTTGACGTAAGGAAGCTGGAACTCCTGTGACAGGATTGAGTAGATACCTGATAGGGTATCCTCTAGTTCTCCTGCGAGGTATCTGATTTCTTCTGCAGTGACTCGTTCTCCATTCCGCTGAACTGAAGATTGAAGCATAAACTGTTGGGATAGTCGTTCTTCGATTCCTTGCATGGCTTGGTAGGCCACCCGAAAGTCATTGAACTTGTCCATTTGTAGGACTGAAACATCGTTACGGTTCCCTTCGATGATTGCTGTATTCTCAGCTTGAGCAATGCTACGCATCCTCGTAGTGCCATTAGGGTTCACTAAGAATAACACCTTAGCTGCAGCGGCTGCGCCTTCTACGATAGCTTGGCTGAGACCTTCTAGTGACTTGAGGTCACCTAGTAGTTCTTCAACAAACCCCCGCCCGTAGTCCTCACCGTCAATACGGGAGAAACGTAAGGGTAAGAAGGGAACTGCATCAGCTTTGTATTTACCTTTGGAACCAGCAATGACGCTACCTTTCACCTCTTGATAAACTGTGAAGAAAGCATTCTTTCTCTCAACGTGAGTATAGACCTCGACGGTCTTCTCATCGCCCTCTAGTTTACCTTGGATGTTAGCGGCTGTTGCTTTGTCTAATGCGTTTGGTGAAACATTCTCTACCATGACAACTTCAAGCACATCACCATTCGGTGCTCTTGAAACCACATAGCTGTCTAAATGAATCACACGAGTTTTCTTTGGATCGATATGTAACAGTACGTTACCACCGACGATTAAATGTTTGAGCGCCTCGTGTACCGCAACCCTGTCACCGGACGATTCAATCTCACTCATCACTGCCCGTTCATACTCACCCAATTGTTTTTCAACATTGGTTCTAGCTGCAGGTTCTTGAGCCATCTCTTTAAGAGTGTAAGGCTCTACCATAAACCGGAAGAAGGGAGCATTTGGGGGCATGAGAGCTAGTGAAAGCTTAGATGCTAAGTTGTTCACTCCACGAGCGCCTATACCCTGAAAGGGTGTATAGAGGTCACTGGTTTCGTTATGTGTATCCTGTGGGATTAACGATGGAATGGTTAGCTCTGAGCAATCTCTAGCTCTGTCGAGATATGATTGTCTGGTTTGTTCGAGTTGATGGTAACGCGCTTCAGCGGTTCCCATGCTCATTTAAATCCTCACTGGTTTATCTGAAGGCCAGTTCCTGAATCCATATTAGCAACGGTTGGATCTAAATCCACCATAAGCTGCGAAGTTCCAGAGGCTGCGTTACCTGCATTTAATTTATCAGATGCCAGACCAGCCTCAGGTGCAGACGGGTCATACATATTTGTCATAACCGGAGCCGCCGCTGGCGGTGCCGCTGGGGGCGGTGCAGGTTCTGGAGCCTTGGGGCTGTTAAAAAAGCACATGTGCTATTCTCCTAAATCTGAAGACAGTTGGTCTTCGTGAAGTTGTTTTATCATTTCCACGACAGACCGCTGACCACCTCGCCACATCAATGCTGTGTGTGTCTCATTGTATGTGGGGGATCTATCAGGGAATCGCTTGTCTAACTCTTGAACGAGTTCTTTTGATATATATGGGAACATTAAGTCATCCTTAGGGGGCAACCTAACTTAATAGGTTACCTGATTGGACATGCACCTGTAGAACATCCATCATCCTCTAACTCTTCGAGGCTGTTGGCTGCTTCCAAGTCAATGGGTTTCAGTGTGGCTGCGTAGGCTTTGAATGTTTCCTCATCCACCACCTCTTGTGGCAGGTAAGGATACCCAAGGTCTTCTGCAGTCTTGGTTGGATCGTTACGGTAAATGAATGATACACCAACAAAGTTATTCCAGTTCTTTAAGAACCATTCGATAATCTCTTCGATCTCTGTCTGGTCATAACTAATGGTTACTGAACAGTTGTGGTCAACGTAGTGCTGCATCATCATCTTGTATCGATCTAGCTGAGTGATAGCTGTCTCTAAGTTGACATGCTTACCATCCACTGTATCGAAGCTGACACTCTCATAAGATACGGGGAAGGTAGCCAAGACACTATCGCCCCCTTGACCTTCATAAGGGTCAGGAAAGACACGGTATCCAGCCTCTCGAAGAATAGGAACGAGGGGGTCGTGAATACTGAACTTGATGTTATTGAAGATATACTTGCCAAGGGGTTTGTGAACTCCTTCTGTAGTTGACATGATTTTTGAGAGGGTTCCACTTGGCTTGACCGTTGTTACAGCTTTCGAGCGGGGTAATTTTAGATCGTCAGCCATTGAGTGAGAGCCAGTGATTGCAGCTTCTCGTAATAAATCAAACATCTCAGGTTTATCTAAGTGTTCCCATGTCACGATGCCTGTCAGCCCTACACCTGTAAGTCGTAAGAACTCGTTAAGCTCATGCCAGCTACGCTGCAGCACACCATCATCTAAGTTCACGCAAGTCTGCCTGTAGTTTGCGCGCGCGATTAAACGTATCCAATGACGCACAACATGAATATCAACACCGTTGGTTTTATTGAGGTCAAACTCACATAAATTACAGAAGCTCTTATTTCCTAAGAGTATCTCAGCACATGGATTCACACCTTTGAACCAAGGTGCTCTGCGTGTTGCTTCTGAGGCGTTGATGATAGCTGGTTCAGATCCACCTGCCTCTGTCATAAGCTGGAATATTTCAGCTAACTCAGAGCGAGTAGGCTTATCCCAGAACAGAAGAGAGTTATTAGACTGTGCCCGTTGAGGGTTATCAATCCAATGGTCCTTCTTAGCCTTAGCAAAGCGTTCCCAATCCTTAGCGCCATATGGCATCACTGCAATCTCTGCAGATCTACGAGAGGAGAGGGTGGTGCCTAGCCAATTGATGATATCAAGGATGTCGATACGATCTAATAGCTGCCCAGCGCGTCTATTGAGGATGTCACAGATCTTCTCGAAGGCTACACTGATGGTACTGTCACCGGAACTAATCCAACCGTAACCGGATAGTCGTTCACCGGATGGTCGGATCTGTGAGAAGTCTAAGACTATCTTATCTACAGGTTCTTTAAGAGCTAGTATCTTACCGATAGACTTAGCCCAAGCTTCTGCACTATCGCCAATCTCTAGGTGCCATTCCTTACCTCGACGCCACGCATGGTTACCATCTGCGCCACGGTTGGTTCGAGTGGAACGTACAACCTCAATCTCTACAGGTTTAGCGAAGCCATTCAGGGTTCCAACCACAGGCTCGAAGCCTACACCGCATCCCTGTAGGAGCAGCCACATAGCATCAACCACATCGTGGACTGTCTCCACCTTGCCAAAGCTACAGTTGAACTGTGAGGCTTCTCTGCGCTTTGCAACGTCAGTTCCACCTAGCCACAATGTGCGCCCAGAAGGACAGGCGATACGCTTGAGGAATAACTGTCTCAGTTCCTCTAGCTCACACCAATCTTGTGGTGTTAAGTCTTCTTGTTTAGCTCTTTCCCATAGCCATTTCTGGTGCTGGATAACACGGTCAATAGTTTGTTCCCATGTTTCAAATTGTTTGCCCTCTGTATCTAAGGGTCTGTTATATGTGCGCCGTGTTACCACCTGCGCTCTTGTGTCAGTTGTCATCGAGTATCCCCACTGCCCTTTAAGACCCCTCGTTCTTTGCGAGAGGCTAGTTTCTTTCTGTTCTTATCTGCTACTACTGAGAGGTCTGTTTCGAGATAACGAGCAAGCTCGCTGATAAACCAAAGCACATCACCTATCTCATCGATAAGGTCTTCCTTAGGAAGCTCACCGTCCTTGCGATAATACTTTGCTACTTTACCAGCTACCTCACCTGCCTCTGCAACCAGACCAAGGCTCAGATATTCCAGTGCTCTTGCATCTGGGTAGATAGCGGTTGTCGCTGCATCTTCTTGGTAGTGATTAAAAGTTAGTCGGGGTGCAACTAGATCGAAATGCCATTTAGCCATCACAATAACTCCTCGCCATTGATCTGGTTGATACGCATTTCACAGTATCTCATAACCTTCTTTAGATCTGTTACCTCACTTTCAATGGCACCCATGTTAGGGTACATCTTATGACCTGCTCGAAGGGCATACTTAACGATGTTACCTAGATGAAATGGTAGGTCGTTCTGCATGATGAAAGTGATTGGTTCTATGGCATAGCGAGTGTAGTGCGGGGGTTCTTTTACGATGGTGTCCAAGGTATTACCTTTCCAGTTTCTTTATCAAAGTCTGAGGCATGACAGATGCGAGCCACCTGTGCCTGTTGGAGAGCTACCTCTTCCGATAGGTTCTGTTTCTTGAATGCAGCAACCACTGTAGGCCACAGGTCTTCGACCTGATCGATGTCCTGTAAAATTTTTTTGGCTGCTACTGGTCCAACCTTGGGGCAACCTGAATACCCATCGGTGCTATCACCTGTCAGTGTTTGAAACATATGGTTCCAAGCTGCAGTGAACTCTGGAATGAGAACAGGCGCATCATCTTTCTGAGGATTGTAGACCATTGCTGGTATCGTCTTGAGGTCTTTGTCCTCACTCACAATAATACAATCATCTGTCGAGGTTGCTTCGATACCTAGTAGGTCATCAGCTTCAAACGTATCAACGATGATGGCACCTAAGCTATCCACCATGAACTGACGTATGAAGGGCAGCATGAGAGGCTTGCGCGTGTCCTTCCTGTTAGACTTGTAGGAAGGTAAGATATCCTTACGCCAGTTATTGGCTCCTGTGAGAAATAACAGGACATCTTGAGTATCCAGTTTATCAGCTACGCCCTGCATGTATGACATAGAATGGTCGATTACATCTTGCTCATACCCATGCAGTGTCCAGATACCATCACCCCAATTGATAGGCTGTTCAGTAGCGGCTGCAGCTTTGAAAGCTATAATGTCTGCGTCAAATAAAAGTCTCATTGTTTTCTTCCTTGGAATACATGCAGGTCTGCAGGTTTGTTGGGTATAAAGGATTGGAGAAGAACTACTGCAGAGGTACGAGCTATATCTCGAAGCTCTTTGTCTTGGATGTTATCTGCAGTCGCACATATTTCAGCAACGATCTTAGCCTTCGCTATCAATAGGGATTCAATATCCACTTCTTCTTCTTCAATCATCGGTCAAAGCCTTCCAGCTAATAGGGTAAAGGGATGCCATGTGCTCACCCAGTAGATCTGCGAACTCTTGTGTTTCACGTTGGGTGTCAGATGCGCTGCGTAGACTGTAGACGCGAGACCAGAACAGGAGACTGCCTGTCCATACCCACTCTGTCTTAACGCCTTGAGGTAGGATTGCTCTGGCTTGTTCAGCACAAACACCTGAGGCAATCATCTTGTCGTAGGCAGCAATCGCATCAATCATTATCTCTAGGTACACCTCTAGGAACTCTTCGCTCCTACGGTGTGCCTCTGATGATGAGCCTTGCTTTACGTCTTTAATGGAATCCCGAAAGAATGTCGGAGTCCAGAATGTGGGTGAGGTTTTAACGTACCGTCTACTGACCTCGTTCCATGTTCCACCGACCTGATGCTTTGCCAATTGCCTTGCGACGAATATGCTGGTGGTGCATCTGAAGGTCGCAACGGGGTGGGAGAATGGGTGGTAGTGTTTCTCTCTTGCGAGGAAGTTAATGAGCCTTTCGTTTTGATTGGGTCCATAGTTCTCTGCCTGTTTGTTGAATGAAACTCTAGCTGCGTCACACACTAGGTCATCGTCACCCATGTGGGTCATGTATTGTACGTCAGTCATAGTACACCTTTAGGGTTAGATTTAATGAAAGCTGGTTCGTTGTGGGTGTGAACTTCGCGGTGACAGTTGGAGCAAAGAAGGAAACATTTATCCACCTCTTCCACTAAGTCTATCCACTTACGTTGGTAGGTAGATTGATTAACTGCAAAGCTCTTCAAGCTCTGATCGTAATGGTGAAAGTCATAGACGTTCTCATGGTACTCACCACCACATCGTTCACACTTTCCACCTTTGTAAGCAACTAGCTGTCGTTTGCGCCATTGTACTTTGTTGCGCTTCCTGATGCTTACAGGATTGCTAGTGTGTGTCTGCCCAATTGTTGCCCACTTTGTATTCTCCTGTGATGGGGCATCGGAAGTCGTAGTATTCTCCAGCGAGTTGAAAAGATTTAACTGCTTGTTGTCCGACATAATCAGCTATCTCCTTTCTTGCTATGAGTTGAACTTCGTCGTGAACGTGAGCTACCTGTGCCCAATCCTCACCCCACTTCAGATCGTTAAGGGTTAGATTTTCATACAGGATGACTGATGCTTTCTTGGATAGGACTGCACCTGCAGACTGGAGTAGGGTGTTAAGGGCTGCATGACCTGACCGGATTGGTAGTTGCCTACCGTCCAGACCTGCAAGGTAACCCTGTTTCTCTACCGCCTCTGCGACTGCAGCGCGTAGTAGTTTGATAGCAGGGGTAGCCTTCATAAACTTTGCGATAAGCTTACGCCCTTCCTTCTCACTACCATTTACAATCGAACCGATCTTGGCTGGACCTGCGCCATACAAGAATCCATAGATGAATGTCTTGGCGTTGTTCCTAGTAGGTAAACCTGCAGCCTTCTGGTTGAGGGTATGGATGTCACCATTGACCACAACATCAGCATAAGAACCATCATCATACTTGGACATGAAGTGTGCCAAGCAGCGTAGCTCTAAGCCTGAAAGATCTGCACCCACCAACGAGTAACCCTCAGGTGCATGGAATAACTCACGGCATTCTTTACCGTAGGCTGCGCCAATGCTGGGGGTCTGCGCTACGTTAGGCTTACTGTGTGTACAGCGACCTGTCGCAGCCCCGTTGGTATTAACACGACCATGAATCTTTCCATCCTTGACCATCTTCAACCAGCCATTTGCACCAGTAGCAAGCTGACCGATACGTTTGTTGATTAGAAGGTACTCGTTCAGAAGTGCAGCCTCAGGATAATCAAGTGTCTTGAGGACAGCTTCGTCTACCTTAGGCTTACCCTGTTCTGTCATCAGTTCAGGTTTCCAGCCGCGCAGCTTTTGCAATCTGTCTGCTATGTGGTCACGGCTGGCAGGGTTGAAGACTACCTCTTTAACTTTGTAGGTAAGCTCACCCTTAACGTACCCTCTGGTCTTGTTGTTTGCTTTAGGTACGAATGGTTCTCTGATTTCCCAAGGTGGGAAAGAAATCTGCAGTTCAGCTTCAAGCTCTGCCTGTCTACCTTGCAGGGTAGATAGAAGCTTATTGGCTGCGCTGATGTCGAAGTTGAAACCTATCTTCTCTTGCTTGCGAATGACTGCAGCAAACTCATGCTCAAGGCTGATGCTTTCTGCGCTGGGCTTCTTGGACATAATCTTTTTGTAGAGGGTCCAGTTAGCTTGGCAGTCTTGCTCGCAGTAATCTTGCATGACCTTAGACCATGAGGTCCAGCCGCCATCGTAATCATCCTTGAGGTTAGATAGCCGTAGGCCCCAAGCCTTTAGACCATGAGAGCCTATGAGATTTCGAGGGAACTCTGTGTTCTTCTTAATGTACCGGAAGTCATTGTCCTTCAGGTCCGACCAGACCAAACGAGACATGATTAATGTGTCATGTATCTCGCCCGTATATACATATCCATATACCTTCTCCAAAGCTGGAAGGTCAAAGTCTTGGATGTTGTGTCCGATCAACATGGTTGCTGTATCCATGATGGTAAGACCAAGCTCTATGGGGATGTAACCTTCCTGATCTGCACAGGAATACACCACACCATTGTCTATGTTTATCATTACCAGTGAGTGAACAGTATCTAGCTCATCCATCAGGCCGTTGGTTTCGATATCAAATAGAAGTCTCATGCTCTCCCTTTCGAGTAGCTGTTAAAAGTCAGGCTTATCGTCATCATCAAAGACTGATGGGTCTTCGACGTTGACCATGCGGCCTGTGTCTTGGTCGTAATGAAGGTAAGCAGCTACACCAGTTTCACCTGTGTACCTGTTCTTCAACACACGCATGGTTGAGATGTTAGGGTTGTCACCCTGTTGGTTTCTTTCGATGGAGATGCACATGTCAGATAGCTGGGCTATCGATGCGGAACCTCGAAGGGAATTGAGACTGACCTGCAGACCTTCTTCCCAACCCTTCTCACCTGATGGTCTTCGTAGGTGAGACACAAGTATAAGCCCGATCCCTGTCTCTTCGACTAGAGACCGGAGCTTAGTCATTATGACATCTATAGCCTTCCGTTCATCGCCATCGTCAACACCTGATACAACAATGCTGAGGTGATCGAGCACAACCCAGCCAACCCCACAACTCTTGGCAAGGTATCTGACTTTGCTGATGAGGTTGTCGGTAGAACAAGAGCCGAAATGATCGTAGAGGAAAACACGACCAGACCCAACGGTGTCATTGAAAGCACACTTGAGAGTATCATCTGACACTCCTTCCTTTGTTAAGTGTAAGGGCTTGTCGATTGCCAAACCCATTAACCCTAGAGCCGTGCGTTTCACGTTCTCTTCGAGGGCTATGTAGCCGAGGCTCTCGCCTTGTTGGATAAGATGATAAGCAATCTCACGGCATACTTGAGATTTACCAACGCCACTTCCAGCCGTTAAGGTAACCAGTTCACCCCTTCTCATGCCTCTGGTCTTTTGATTAAGATCGTCAAAGGGATAAGGGATGGACTGTTGCTCGTCATCAGTTGAGACACTTTCCCAAAGGTCAGTGCCAGCTATGATACCGTCTGGCCTGTAAGCTTTCGCTTGCCACATAGCATCAATCACTTCTTTGCCCCGCCCCTGTACCAACATTTCGTTGGGGTCTTTCAGGGGCAGGGCGGCAATGTGAGCCTTAGATGGAGTCAAGAGTTGAGCAACGTCTATGCTTGCAGCACGACCTGCTTCGTCTTGGTCAAACATGATGACCACTTTGTCGAAACTCTCAACGAAATCTAGCTCACGTTGGATGACACGCTTGGCACCTGCAGCGCCTTGGCTAATGGATACAACTGGAAAGCGGTTGCCTTGCAACTGGCTCATAGAGAGGGCATCGATTTCGCCTTCTGTTATGACCAGCATAGAGTTCTTGCCGCCATCTTTCCATAGGTGTTGACCATACAAGCCAGCTTGCTTTGCATCCCCCAGAAACTTGAAGGTCTTATCAGCGAAGCGGATCTTCTGTGCTACGACTTGGCCTTCACGGTTCTTGTAGTTTGCAACCTGCACCTTTTGTCCACGGTACTGGCTGACGGTGTAGTTAAACTTGCGGCATGTATCTTCTGTGATACGCCGCTTGCCTAACGCTTGGACCTCACCGGATTCGATGAGACCTGCAGCTTTGGTCGGTGCTATATACTCAGTGTCCATGCTGTCACCCTTGAAATATTTTTCGCACGAAAAGCAGTATGAACTGCCATCGGAGTAGACCGCCCGTGCATCGGACGATCCACATTCGCAGGATGTTTTATGCAGTAAGGTTGTATCTGTACTCTGCATATTTCGCTCCATTCGGGGCTGTCTTCATTACAGTGCTGATCGACAGGCCAGCATTCTTCAGGCGATTGATGACTGCAGCTAACCGCCAGATCTGGTAGTTACTCTGAGCCTCTAGTGCGCTGATGGAGCCGTAGGTTTTGAGGTGTTCTTTTACTTTGACTGATTGTGACATGATGTCTCCTAGCTGTTAGGGTTCTAAAAAGAAAAAGGCCCACCCTAAGGTGAGCCAGTGATAGTCGTAGTGTTGGTGCAACCTAACTAAAGATTGCTAATAACCTGTCCGGTTTTATACCAATGTGCGGCATCAAAGTTGGGGCAGGTTTTACCCTTATCCCAATCGACATGACCGGATACTTTGGCGAGCGGGAAGTGATGTTCTTTCCAATCGTCTATCAGTGCTCGAAGGGCATCAAGCTGCTCGTCTGAGTAGTTGACTGCAGCCCCTGATTTATCACGCGTCATACCACCGATCAGGCAGATGCCTCGTGATGTACGGTTGATTGATCGGACATGGGCACCTGTCTTGTCGAGAGGTCTTCCCATTTCTACTTTACCCTTACGGGTGATGACGCCATGATATCCAATGCCCATCCACCCCCTTTCTCGATGCCAGCGGTCAATGTCTTTCGCGCCTATGTCCATCTGAGGTGGGGTGTATGAGCAATGAACCACGATATGTTTGATATCTTTATTCATTTATCCATTCCTGTGGCACAACCTTGGCTGCGTAGAGAAAGCCGTGCTTCTCACACCACATGCCGTAAGTTGTTTTGCTTTGTTTTGAGATTTTTTGGTTGGGGTTTGAGAACACAAACCTCAGGTCCAAGTCTGGGTACTGTTGCTTGACTAACAGGTGCATCTGTCGGTTGGCAGTTACGAAGCGGCCCTTGCTTTCGATGATGATAAGCTTGCCGCTTCTTGTATAAACGTAGAAATCTGGGGTGTACTTTGCTCGACGTTCAGGAACGAGGTATTCAATCTTGTGTTCCTCGTACTCGAACTCGACACCCTTAGAACGTAAGTCGGCGGCAAGGCTTTCTTCTAAGCCCGACCGCCAACCATGTTTCAATGCCATTGCTCTGACATCTGACCTTGTTAATGAACCACCGCCAAGCTTGCGCTTAGAAGTCGGAGTCATCAAAGGCTGCTTCCTTCTCTACGTTCTCGAAGCTATCAGCGACGAACCCATCCTCTTTCTCGAAGAGGTCTACAGCTTCTGAAGCAGATGCTGATGCTGCCAGTTCGATGATCTGAACTGCGCTTGGGCGTAGGGATACACCAACCATGCGAGTGCTTGGCATTGCATATCCGATAGCCTTGAAGGCCACCTTGATGGATGAACCACCTGTCACCTCTTGGTGCGTTGGGGTCTTGTTGCTATCAAACAGAGCAACAGTCATGGGGCGGGTGCTTCCATCACGCAGGGTGATGTTAGCTTTCTGTTTGAACTTGAAGATGTTGAAACCTGTCAGGTCACCCTGATCGTCAGTCTCTTCTTCGTACAATGGTGCCTCACCATACTGCTTGACCTTCGGGTCTTTCTTCACAGCTTGTGATTTGTAGAAGTCACGTTGCTCTTCAAGCTGCTTGATGAGAGGCTGGCTATCCTCGACAGTGAGCTTCAGCTTAACGGTATACTCACCATCAGCATTGAACTTAGTGTCAGGGGTGTTCAGCTTGGGCCAAACGGCGGTTCCTTTTGGTGTTACAATGGTCATGTTTTCTCCTATTTCCATTGGTCAATATCGACGCCGCGTTCCAGAAGTCGGGCAAGAATATCTACAGGCACGGGGTGTCCGAACCGCTTCAGATAATTGGCGGTGTCTATTAAAGTTTTGGTACTCTTCTGTTCCATTGGTTTCCTTTCGGATCTGTTAGAACTATAGGTGCAACCTATTCGTTTCGGGTTAGAATTAAGCAAAGAAGAATTCCGAATGACGTACCTCAGTGACATCCAGTTCACCCTTAGCTGGGCAAGGTGGTAACTCACGACCTAGCAGGGCTTCCCCCTCTGCCTTGAAACGCTCGAAGGGATTGTTGTCATGGTAGAGTTCGATGAAGGTTTCCCTCAAGCAAGCGCCAAGCATCTCAACGTCAGCCGCATGGCAACCAAAGCTATCATGCACCATTGCAAAGTGAGTGACTCCATTGTGACGGGCTAGGTTCACAGTCATGCGAAGGTGACACCCATCATTTCCATGCACCCAATTAGGAGAACACCCGTTGGATGCACGGCGGCGGTCCAGCTTGTTCTTAATTTCTTCTTGGACTGTGAGGTAAACAAGTTTATCGCCAAACTTGGTCTTGAGCCTACGCTTCGCCATGTCAGGGTAGTTTTGCATCACGGGCAACCCATCGATGGTGGTCCATACAATCGGTAGGTTTTCGCTGGCTAGTTCACGGGCACATTCTTGCAGCCAATCCATCCCATCCTTGGCAGCAATCACTGTCTCGTTGATTGAATCCCAGACATGCTTGGCTAAGTAGATTGAAGCCTGAAACTCACGCTCATGCAGGGGGCTGACATACGCAGGGTCTTCTTGCTTACGCTTCTCATCTGTCTCAGTGATGTACTCCTGTACAAATGCCCTCGCTGAGTACAACGTCGAACCATAAACCCGTGTCATAGTACAACGCTTGGCAGTCTTACGGGTCATCCCATAATCCAACCAGCTTTGTGCCATGCCCTTCAAATTAAAATCGTTTCGGGTTAGATCTGCCTGTACTTTTACGATAACTTTATCGATGACAGCTTGGTAAATATCTGCAGGTCTATCAGAGGGCGTGAGGTTTACTGCAGCACCACCAACAGGGTCAGCAAGCTGCGCTGAGAAGTGCTGCAAGCCAGAGCATGAGCCATCCTTTGCCACTGCAATGTAGGACACATGGTCATACCCGTTCTCACAGTAGCCACACCACTCTTCACAGAACGCAAGAAAAGACCAAGCATCATCAGATTCCTTAGCCCACCAGAGGTCAGCCATCGGGTCACTGCCAGCCTGTAGGATACGCTCTTGGTTCTCTACCACCCAATCAACACGCTCCTGCATACTGGCCTTGTCATAGCCGTAGCAATTTGCCCCGTGGATAGCGAGTTCACATGCAGCCTCGTTGGTTCCCAGAGGTTTACCATCAGCGAACCGGAGCAAGCCCTTAGCAAGGCTGTTGCCCTGTGGGTTCAGGTACATGGGTGAGGGATAAGCTCTGCCTCTGAAATCCAGAGTGTGTGGCATGTAGAGTGCATCATAAACCACAAACTTCTCAGCAATCTGTCGGATCTTTGCAGCCATCAACCGTTTTGATCGAAGCCTAATCTTTTCCTCATAGATCTGAGTGGCCCGTGATTTCCAAGCCTTAAACTCTGCCTTCTGAGCTTCAGTTAGCTTGCTGCTATCCTGATCTGCAGTCAGAGGTGATGGGGGCAGGGGGATATCATCTGCGCTGGGCAGTCCACCTACAGCCAGACCTCTATCGTGAACCATCTGGAATGTGACAAGAACGAAAGGGTTCACCTGCCAAGGGGTGCGTTGGATGTGGTTGATAGCTTCGTAGACAGGGGCCATCTGTTCTGGAATCCCTTCGAGTTCTTCGAGGTAGTTCCTGTTTCCAGTTTTGATGAAGGTCAGGGGTTTCACATGGTGCGTTAGATATCCACCACCGCGAGGTCCACCCCAATCAACAGGTGGAACCACCATTGGCAGGTAGACAGGGTTCAACATCGATGCAGCATCACGATTTTTTTCCATGAAATTAATCACCTCTGCAGATGGCACCAAGATCTTCACGGTCTTGTTCTTGTCCAGCTTCTTTGTGTGGATTTCAACGAAGCCAGTAGTGGACATAAAGATTTCGATCAGCAACATGCCAAGGTGAACACGTTGATCGTCACCCCATGACACCCACTCATCACAGTATCGGTTGTAAGCACTGACCAAGTTTATGCGCTTGCGCTTACGGGTTGTATCGATCTCATTAAGTAGCTTCACGAACAGCCAAGGGTGCTGCTCCTCAAACTTGGCATAGCGAAGCTCATCTTCAAGGGCCTTGCCGATCCAATTGGCAACCGTTTGGATCTTGTTGGACCTGCTCGACAGCTTGTCGATGATTGTCTTGGCAGTGAAGAACGCCACCACCTTTGGATCGAATAGCTGCAGGTAAGTGACAGCGCCCATCTTAGGCCCAGCCTTTCCAGACTGCGCTTCAGCCATCACCTGATTGATTCGTTCAACCATTGGTTCGATAGCTCGCTTCATCAGGGGTGCGCCGTAGTAGGTAGCACTCTCTTCGTGGCCTTGAACCTTGTCAGTCATTGCATTCTCAAAGCGTTGAAGGGTGAGTGAACGTGCCTCTTTTTCAAGGACTTCTTGTGTAAGGTACAGATCGTTTGTCATTCTGTTTTTCCTATAAAACTAAGGGTTTGAACTAAGGTGCAACCTAATCGGACCGTTGGTGCAAAAGGTTGCGGGGTGGATTGGTGTAAACGGTACAACAAATGTGCCATTCGGGTTAGAATTGTAGAAATGAAAAGACCCACCGGACATGGCTATAAAAAACAGGTGTCCGGTGGATCTAATCGCTAACGATTTAATATGATTTGTGGGGGTATCAGTGAAGGCTACTGCTACCAATACCCTAAGCCCCTGAAAAGAAACAGGAACTATAGCAGAATGGTGTACGTCTACACCACTTATGCACCACAAATGCACCACTCTAGAACAAGCTCGTGACGTTACTGTTATTGGTAACAGTAGTGGGTGTCAATGAATCCAATGCTCCAGCCGCATCATCCATATTCTTGGGGATGAAATGTGCATAGCGTTGGGTCATCTCAATAGATGTATGGCCCATCCACTGCATGGTGGTTCTGATGTCTACACCTGCGCTCAGAAGTCGAGTGCAACAGGTGTGTCGCAGCATGTGTATGACGAACTGGTGGTCATGCCCCAGCCCTATAGCCTCGCGCATCTCTATCCAATCACGATAGAACCTACGCTCTGCCACATCCCCAAAGACGCGCTCACCGATTGAGCTACGGGCAGCATAGCGGCGCAGTATGATCTGCTTGACCCTCGCAGTCATCTTAACGCTGCGCGGCTGGTTCGTCTTGGTTTCCCAGATCGTGATGCGACCTGTCTTGATATCGATGTCATCAAACTTGAGCCTGAATGCCTCGCTCTTACGCAGCCCTGTGTCAACGTAGAAGCAGAACAGATCTAGCTGGGCATCACGGCCCGTTGAGGCGTACCACTCGATAGCCTGTAGCTCTTCCTCTGGTGTCAAGAAACGCACTCGACCCTTGGTCAGCTTACGGCTCTTCATTCTATGCGGTGTGGTCAGCTTCCTGCCTCGCTCGAAGGCAAACAACTGCATCCCATAGAGTAGACTGCTAAAGTAATTAGTCACACTTGCAGAATACTTTCTGATTAGGGTTAGTTCATCATAAAAGCTCATCGTCTTTTGCTGGGTGATATCATCCAGTGACAGGTTAGGTCCAAAGAACTCGAAGAGAACCTTGCCGTACCACTTGAACTTCTTCTTGTTCACCGTGTGCTTGGCTGTAGTCTTCGCCAGCCTGTAGTCAACGTAAGCATCCCAAGCTTGCGCCAAGGTCCAAGTCTTGTGCTGCTCCTTGGCCTGTTCGAGCAGCCCTAACTTGAACTGCTCTAGGGTTTGCGTTGCGATTTCTAGGGTGCTGCAGGTGGCTGTCTTCCTCGCCCCGCGCACCATTGTGGACACGCGGTATTTGTCACCGCGCTTTATGATTCCTTTAGGTAAATCAGTCATAGATTATCTCCATCATTTTATTAGCTAAAGCTTTGCCCCTCGTAGTGAGAGACACAAGGCGTTGTCTATTGTCTTCTGGGTTTATCTCAACACGAAGAATACCAAACCCCTCGTCATGTATGTAGCTTCGATCTGCCATTGAATTCATGCACCTGTTGATCGTTGTCTGCGTCATACCAAGCGCATCAGGCAGGTCACGGGTTTCTATGATTTTATTGTTACGCGCTGCGATATACAAAAAGATCCGCGCATGGTTGAGGGTTGCTTTGTAGTACACCTCTGACAAGAGGCTTATTGATCGTTGGATTTTATCTAGGTTTTCCATGATTCTTTTTCTCGTTAATAGTGGGGTAGCTTAACATGGCATCCCCCGCGCCTATAGAAATGCTCAGTCGAGCGCTCGGATTTCGGTTTATCCAGTTGCAATTCCGGTTTATCCAGTTGCAATTCCGGTTTATCCAGTTGCAATTCCGGTTTATCCAGTTGCAGCGCTTATAGGGTGGGGCCAGTGCCACTACCGGACTCCCCCAGATAACATTACCAACCCAATCCGATCCTGTAAGTGATATTCTTTTGCTTAATACCCGTAAGAATTTTCGATAGTGGGCACCTGCATTCCTCATTAAATAAGAAATTGACCAAGTGTGCGATACGAAAAGCATATGGTTTTTTCTTTGAGCGTTTAAAATATTCATAGCTTTGACCTTTCTATAAGATCTATTGAGATATGTAGCTTACCTAATTGCAGATGCACACATCGTCCATACCAATGTGTAACATTCCAGCAATCAAATTGATACTGCAAAGATTTACAAAATTTTTCTACGCTGATCGATATCTTCACTTTAGTCGTTAGTAGTCTTTTCAGCATAGAATTATCCTTTATTTTTTTATTATCCATTATTGTGTTCTGTCCCAATAAACTCAAAGTAAGCCTAAAGGAACACCTTTTTTTAAAATGGTGGTTCTTCGCCCACAAAGGACGGTGACCAGCCAATTGATTGCTTATTATCTGGGCGCTGCTCTGCCTCGTTGGTGCCCAGAGGTGATGGTTTCTCTGGCCCAAACATCTGGACCAGAAAGGTTTGAAGGTGGGTGCTCCACTCCATCAGGATTTGACCTCTGCAATCATCCTGACCATAAATTCTATGGCGTCATCCCTGTCATTAAATTTAACCATAAACTCAGAATGGTTGGTGATATTCCAGACAGTCCACATGACTTTCTTGCGGTCATACTCAAGGTGTAGATTGATATCCATTATTTGCATTCCTTATCTGCAGCCTCGTCGAGCCTGTTCATCAGTACTGCCAGAGCAACGCCAAGATCTTTGAATGATGCCTGTTCTGCGCACTGCCTGATGGTATCCCAGCGGTGTGGCTTGCAGTCAGGGTTAAGCTGCCTTGATAGGCGCACATCCCCATCAGGGCCATGTGTCATCTTAAACCTTAGAGGCTCTTCCTCTGGCTCTGGCTTGTGACCTAGAGCCTCGAAGGAACCCACCGCATTATCATTGAGGAACGCCAGCAAGCTAGGCTTGTCTGTTGGCACCTCTACAATCCGCATGGCATTTTTAAACTGCTTTCGGGCATCAGCTTGCGTGCCTGTCCACTCGCCTTGATTGTTTGTGTAAAGTTTCATTTTTTTAGCTCCTCATGGGTTGGCTGTGGGTTTAATGGCTCGCCGGTTTTTGGGTCCAGCCATAGGTTATGGGTCAGGTCATATGAGTAAGTTTTACCGGCCATAGGGCGTCACCTTGACCTTGTGGGGTTCTGCAGCATCGCGCCGCACCTCGAAGCGAAGACCGCCTAAGCAATCACGCGCCGTTATGAGACCGTGCTGGCGTGACAGTTTTCTTGCTTCTGCCATTTGCTTTTGGCGTGATAGATTGCACAAGATTGCGAGTGGCTTGGCGCGGTCAAAACCTGCGTAAAGATAAATGGTCATCTGTTTAGCCATCCCCCAGCACCATAGATGTGAAAGATTTCTGCAGCGGTGTCGTAGTGACCAATTGGGTCAAAATCACGCCCACCATACCAAGCTGCAAAGCAGTATTGCTTGTCCTCGCGTAGTGGGTTGAACAGTATGCACCAATGGCTTCCAGCGCCGCGATATTTGATTGATTGGACCTTGCGGCCCTTTAGGGTTTTTGGCGGTATCATTAGATTAGCCTTCCTATGGTTTGAATGATTTGGGGCAGGTGAAAGATAAGGACCGTAAACAGTCCAAACCCTATAAATTCACGAATAAAAATCAGCATTGGGTACCTTTCGATATCAGTTAGATTACATTAATGAGTGATGAAAACAACAGGTTTCTTCGCGGTCCAGCATAGACCACAGGCACCACAGTCAGGCACAAGCGTTTCCTCGTCTTTCTTGGCATATTTGCCTGTGGCCTTGCTGATTTGCGTAGGGCACAAGAACGCTTGCTTGGCTTGTACTGCAGCAACGGCGCGCTGATCGTCGTATGAATTCGCGGTCCATGTTGCATCGTCAAAATTACCGGAAAAGCGGATTGCAAACCTATCGGGGCAAGCATTGCGAAGTGATAGGATAGCTTGGCCTATTTCGCGTTCTTGCTTGTCATCCGCATTGGGCTGGTTTGCAGTATAACCATAGATATGAAGGGCTGGGAATTTGCCAAGCCAAGATGCCCATTTTGCAACATATGAAACGCTGTAGAAATCGCCTAGAATATGCAAGCGAACCATGAAACCTGCAGGGTGTTTGCGCTGCAATTCTGTCAATTCGGTTTCCAGCATTGCTTCAAGGGCAGGGCCTGCTTGATACCGGTAGGCGTACATCATGTTATTGCCATAGCAATCAGCCCAATGAGCACAAGAGCGAGGGCAGGTAGCACGCTCTTCCAGCGTCAAGGTGTAAATCGGAAAGCCTGTAAATTTGCCTTTTGTGATTGTCTTACCAAGCTTGACGTTTGTTGAACGTTTTATAAGCAATTCGGTTTTGCCCATTGTGTCGCGGCTGGCTTGCTTAACACGATTGCCGAAAACTGTTTTAGCGTTGGCAATTGCAATTTCTGTTTTTGATAGAGTTTTCATGGTTATTTACCTTTCAGGGTTAGATTAAACGTCAATAAATACTGGTGTGGTGGGTTTAAGAAATATCTCGTTTCCCGTGTCCCAATTGGTGCAAGAGTAATTTGCAGGTCCAAACATGTCCTTGCGGTTATAGTGATTACGCACAAACTCGTGCTTGGCGTCTGCCTTGCGCTTGAATGTTTCGCCTTGCTTAACTTGCTTGAGTAGAACCTGTTTCATTGTGTCACCTTTCTCGTGAATGTGACCAATTATCTATTCGCATATGATTAGACCGTCAACAATAAATTTACACCATGACCAGCAAAGAACACAAAAAAACGATAGATAACCCCAATAAAATATGGCTAAAATGCAATAATAAAAAATTTTAAAATCACGATAAGATCTATCGAAAATTGGGATAAACCCACAAAATACTTGAAGGTCTAACCGCGATTTACTCGCAGTTTCTGCAGGTGATTTGCAGGGTGATTTGCACGCCTTGCTGGACCTATCGAAAACTGCAGGGAAACCGTAGGAAAACGGTAGGGAAACCATGCGAAAACGGTAGGGAATAAATAGAGATCTGGCGGCATTTTCGCGGCATGTCGCAGCACCTGCAGCGCCCATAAAATAAGGTGCGTAGCAGTGCCCATAACTGTTACCGGACCCCTTATTTATATGACAAATACGGCCCTTGGT